TGATTCCCCCTTTACAGGCTTGGTAAAGCAGTACAGGACGTTAGCTAAACTTAAAAACACCTACCTAGAGCCATATTTACATGATTCGACCATTCATTCCACGTTTTCTAATTGGCAAGCTGGCACTGGTAGGCTATCATCTCTTAACCCTAATCTTCAAAATATACCAGCAAGTGTTACTTATATTTCAGAAAAGAAACTGGATACTCCCGAAGACTTTAATACAGTAAGGGAGCGTGTAAAGGCTGTGGCTTTGAACAAGGGTAAGATTGAAAAGCTCCCCACGTTATCAGACGCCACCTTACAGGCGTGGTCATATTTAGGCGGGGATAAGATGATTGGGGATGAAGGTGAATGTCATGTCAGGCAACTTATAATTCCACGACAGGGGTACAAGTTGGTTTCCATGGATTACTCCCAGATGGAAGTACGCATGCTTTTGCATTACCTAAACACCCCCGAAGCTACCGCTTTATTGAATAAGCCTAACGTTGATTTCCATTCAGAAAATGCAGTTATTGCATATGGTATTGACCAAGAACATCCTGACTTCTCCTTTTACCGGCAACTTGTAAAGACTATTACCTTTGGGGTTCTTTATGGCATGGGAGAGAAGAAATTGGCTATGACGTTACAAATAGCCAGAACAAAAGCTAGAGAGTATAAGAACAACTTTATAGAGCGCATGCCGGGGTTCAAGGACTTCAAGACTAATGTAGAACGTTCTATTGAGCGTACTGGCACAGTGAGAAATAAATATGGTCGTTTATACCAGATTAATAAAGATAGTGCTTATAAAGGAATTAACTTTTTGATTCAAGGGACTTCCGCAGAAGTAGTTACTGAACGGTTTATTGAATGCGTCAAGTATTTGAAAGATAAACAATCAAGGCTGCTTATCCAAGTTCACGATGAGTTGGTCTTTGAAATACATGAGAGTGAGTACCATGAGGTCGTGGGCGACCTAAAGGATATTATGGAACAAAACTCATTGGGTTTGACATTACAAGTAGATATAGAAGTGGCTAATCCGTCATGGGCAGAAAAGGTGGAATACGACCCGCAGGGCATTGACGAACCCACTACGAATTTGTTACAATTTATAGAGTAATTACTCACAAGGAAGGAGTGCATGATGAAAGTATCACAGAACATGGCTTTTACAGTTAATCTGGGCAACTATCAATCTGCAAAAGTAGAAATCGGTATACATGATATTGATACCGATGGAGATGTGGAGCAGCAAATAGCTGAAGCAAAAGAGACTTTTGACAAGGTTTTCATAGAGGTTTACAAAAAGGTTCAGCAAGAAGTGTCTTACATAATGAAAGAGCAGGAATAAAAATATGGCAGTAAATGAAATGACAAGAGCCACAGTATTACAAGCTGTGCTTGCAGAACGAGAACGACAGGATAGCAAGTGGGGTGATCAGACCCAAAATAGTGACGAGCAATGGACAGTTATCCTGACTGAAGAATTAGGAGAAGTAGCTAGAGAGGTGTATGAAAAACGAAGTGCTGGTATGTTTGAAGAAGTTATACAATGTGCAGCAGTGTGCATGGCATGGGGAGAAGCATATTTGAATAGGAACTCCATTGCCGAAGCGTAAATCGACTAGCTCCATTCCAAGGTCTGATCAATTATTCAAGGGATTACTTGATGACAAGGAATTAGGATTTCTCGCAGGGGATGACCAATTCTTCACCTATGATCGTATCCCATTTGGAATTCCTCAACTAGATAAAATTACCAACGGGGGCATCCCCGCTAAGAAAATGTTCCTTATGTTTGGGGGGTGGTCGTCAGGTAAAAGTTACCTGATGTTATGTTTAATTAGACAGGTGCAGCAACGTGGTGGCACGGCAGCAGTCATTGACACAGAACTGTCATGGGACGCTGAGTGGGCTAGTATCAATAAAGTAGACCCCAGTAAAGTCCTTGTACTTCCCGCACTCAACGCAGAGCAAGCATATGAAGGAATATATGCATGTTTAAAAGCAGGAATCACACTGGTGGGATTAGATAGTATTGCAGGGCTTATACCTACGGCTATAACGGAAGATGATGATATATTCAACTATAACCCTATGGCTTGGCAAGCCCGTTCATGGAATCAAGCGATAGTCAGATTTTTCCCCATGCTTCGTTACGGGTCTACACTGGTAGCCATTAACCAAGTTAGGGGTAGCATGGGACCAGTATCAGCCATAGAAACCATGCCGGGGGGTAAGGGACAGCAGTTCTTCGCCCATGGCGTACTTGAAACCCGTAGAGGTGCTTACATCAAAGAAGGGCAGAATCGAGTTGGCTTTGACATTAACGCATCTTTGTTGAAAGATAAATTCGGTGGAGAGCGTTGGGAGCAGGTAGATATACCCTTTAGGTTAGAAGGTGGTATAGATGAGGTAGAAACTTATCTTAAGGAAGCATTGAATGTAGGACTAATTACAAATAAAGGTGCGTGGTACTATAGTGAATATTTTGCTACGGACTCTATACAGGGTTGGTCCAATGTAAGAGATTATTTCAATCTCGACTCAGATGCATTCGGGGCTATAAGACTTGCCCTATCGTAATCATACCCCCCAAGAAAAGATAGTTAGGAGGATATTAGAAGAAAACGGTTTGTTGTACCAGTATCAAATTGACATAGGACAGTATACCGTAGACTTCTATTTACCGGAACTGGAAGTGATTGTGGAAGCTGACGGGGTTTTTGGGCATCTAAAGAAAAGGGATAAGCAGCGTGATTCTATGTTAGCTGCAATGGGATATCAGAAAGTTTGGCATCTCAAGGAAACAACTATATCTGGACTTAGAGATGAGTTCAATACACTTATGAAAAGTGCGAAGGAGTATTATGCCGGGACTGGGACAGATAGAGACGATCAGCCTTCCTAAAAAGGGGAAGGTACATAAGAGTCAGATACTTACAAGGGCGCTAAACAAGGTCATGGGTTACACATCACGAGCCAGCAGACCTAAGTTCTTCTACCCTTCTGCATTAAAGCTAGAGTGTAAAAAGGCGCTATGGTATCACTATTGGGGAGTAGACTCAAAAGGAAACCCACTGCCCCTTCAGGAGATTGATCCTTTGTTAGCTAGGGTGTTTTCTACGGGGAATTCTTTTGAGGACAGATTTATAAAATATTTGAAGTCTGCTAACTTATACGTAGCAGATGAAAAAAGTTTTTTAGTTACTGACCCTATTCCTATTTCAGGAAGGATAGATTTTGTTATTGATTTTAAGCAAAAGAGTTGGATAGTGGAACTAAAGACTATTAATTCTAGAGGATTTGATAAACTAAAGTCCCCTAAGCCAGAACATATGATGCAAGTTCAATGCTATTTGAACAGTACTGACTATGAGGAGGCTTTCATTTTGTATGAGAATAAGGACAACCAAACTTGGAAAGAGTATAGATTAGAGCGTGACACCGATTTGTGGGGTCAGATGGTAGAGATGTGTCAAGCAGTTATGTCTGAGGAAGTCTTACCGGAAGACTGGAAATGTACCGGACCTCCATGGTGTGTATGTAAAGGAGTTGACTAATGAAAAAACGATGGAATGCGGCGGATGCTTTGACTAAAGCTAAATCATACATGGATACTCTAGAAATACCTGAGTTTGTAACTGGGTTTGAGTCGGGAGACTACAAGGCTCCCACCTTTAAAGACTTGATTACAGCTACACCCGATCAGATTGGTAAGTATCTTATTTACTTTGGGGCGTACAGAGCCTTACTTGAGCAACATGTGGCTGACCTAGAATCACGAAAGGGGGCTATGACTGCCCACTTTGATGAAATCTACAACGTAATGTCCTTTGAACTCTTAAAAGAGTATGACATGAAGGGAGAGAAACGCCCCACCAAGGAGTCTACAAGAGGAGAAATCTTCCTCAAGAACGATGACCTAGGTGATTTACGTCGTAATATTATTGAGATCGAGGCGATGTACCAACAGGCTTTAGGACGTTTGAAACTTTATACTTCCGCAGTGGCGACCATATCTAGGGTAATTACTGTACGAACTGGCGGCTTTGATTCTGATAGACGAGAAAGAAACTAATGCGTACACT